AAATACAAAACGATGCGCAGAATAAAATCTTTGATGACTTTGAGTCAGACTTCTTAGACTTCTCAGAGAGTAACCCATTCGGAGATATGCAATAATGTTTGGTGGTCATTTTTATCACAAGAGAGTCAGAACTGCGGTTTCCGTATTCGGTTCTTTGTTCAATAATATTAAGGTGATTAGAACCAATGCGTCTAATCAAGTTATATCTCAGGTCAAGGTACCCCTGTCATATGCACCTAAAAGAAACTTCCTTGCTCGTATAGAAGATATGGCAAATGGAGAAGGTGCAGAACGTAAGGTCGCAATTAAGTTACCACGTATGTCATTCGAGATTACAAATATGGTATATGATGCAACTCGTCAGTTACCTAAGATGAATACATTGTCAACAGCAATCGCAAATAGTGTGGTGACAAGACAGAAACTCTATGCCGCGACACCTTATACAATATCTTTTCAGTTGAATGTATATGCAAAGAACCAAGATGATGCACTACAGATTGTAGAACAGATACTCCCTTACTTCACACCACAATATACTGTAACCGTAAAACCCTTTACCGACATACCCACATTACTTGAAGATGTTCCTATCAGTCTCGGTAGTGTTGTGATGCAAGACAACTTTGAGGGTGCGTTGGGTGATAGAAGAACAATCGTATATTCACTTGACTTTGATATGAAGATACTATTACATGGACCCCTGTCAGATGACGGACAGAAAATCATTCGTGATGTTCGTACAAACTATTTCTTACAGGGTGCAGACTCAGACGAATACCTACATACTACTAAGTTACTTCCTACACCTAATGGAGTGGGTGTGGACAGTGACTTTGGATTTACATTAACCTATATGGATAGCGATGGATTGTAATGAGTGAAGAAAAAACTATTAAAGCGGATTATGAATATTCGCGTGATACATATTATGAGTTGATAGAAAAAGGTCGGGAGTCATTAGACTTGATGATTGAAGTTGCGCGTGAGAGTGAACACCCTCGTGCCTTCGAAGTCCTATCAAATATGATAAAAGGTATCGCAGATGTAAATGACAAGTTGATGGACTTGAATAAGAAGAACAAGGACATCAATAAAGAAGAGGTTGTTCAGGATGCCAAGACGGTAACTAATAATCTTTTTGTGGGAACAACAACAGACCTACAGAGACTGATACAGAATGAAAGTAAAGTGATAGATGTTGAACCAGAGGAATGATACTTACCTCGGTAACATAAATGTTAAACGAGATGGTGTCCAACATAATTTTACAGAAGAAGAAGTAAAAGAATACGTCAGGTGTTCTAAAGACCCTGTTTACTTCTGTAAGAAATATCTTAAAGTAATATCCCTTGATGAAGGACTAGTCCCGTTTGACTTGTATCCATATCAAGAGAAGATGTTCGAACACTTCAATAATAATCGTTTCTCTATCGTACTTGCCTGTAGACAGAGTGGTAAGTCAATCAGTTCGGTTGGATACATATTGTGGTATGCTTGTTTTCATAGTGAGAAAACTATTGCGGTACTTGCTAACAAAGGTGCTACGGCAAGAGAGATGTTATCAAGGGTCACGCTTATGTTGGAGAACCTACCTTTCTTTCTTCAACCAGGATGTAAGGCACTCAATAAAGGTTCAATAGAATTTAGTAATAACTCTCGTATTATTGCGAGTGCAACGAGTGGTAGTTCTATTCGTGGTATGTCCGTGAACTTATTGTTCCTAGACGAATTTGCGTTTGTGGAAAGGGCGAACGAGTTCTATACTTCTACCTATCCTGTTATCTCTGCGGGTAAAGATACTAAGGTGATTGTAACCTCTACCGCAAATGGTATTGGTAATACCTACCATAAGATATGGGAAGGTGCGGTACAAAAGACAAATGAGTTTATTCCGTTTACCGTAAACTGGTATGACGTGCCAGGAAGAGATGAGGAATGGAAACGACAAACAATCGCGAATACATCCAAACTTCAGTTTGATCAAGAGTTCGGTAATACCTTCTTTGGTACAGGTGATACTCTCATCAATGCCGAGACATTGTTGTCATTCCGCGCAAAACCACCTAAACGATATGCCGAAGGTGGCGACCTATTGGTCTATAATGAACCCGTCAATGGTCACGAATACATCATGACCGTTGATGTGGCGAAAGGAAGGGGTCAGGACTTTTCTACCTTTACGGTAATCGACATTAGCAAAAGACCTTTTTCTCAGGTTGCTGTTTATCGCAATAATAATATATCTCCATTTCTCTTCCCTACACTTATATATAAGTATGGTAAACTCTACAATGACGCATATGTAATTGTGGAGTCTAATGATCAAGGTACAGTAGTTTGTAATGGTTTATATCAGGATATGGAATACGATAACATTCATATGGAAAGTGTTATCAAGGCAGACCGTATTGGGATTGAAATGAACCGTAAAGTAAAACGACTTGGGTGTACCGCAATCAAAGACTTACTTGAACACAAAAAACTAGAGATTATAGATGAACATACGATACTAGAGATATCTACATTTACTTCTAGGAAAAACTCATATGCCGCGTCAGATGGTAACCACGATGACTTGATGATGAACCTTGTGATGTTTGGTTACTTTGTATCAACTCAATACTTCTCAGATATGACAGATATAAATCTAAAGGATATGATGTTTGCGAAGAGAATGAAGGCAATAGAAGATGACGTTCCCCCTGTCGGATATATAGATGATGGACTTGACAATATACCTCAAGGAGAACAAGAAACAGACCAAGGGTTTTATAATCGAACTGTGTGGCAACCTGTAGAAGAATGGTAATCTGTAATATATTGTTTGTATAAATAGAAGTATTGAAACAAAAAACGTATTATGATTAACTTATAATTAGATAACTATAAAGGAAAAGTAATGGCACTTTTTACACCCTCTGCTTCCCCTGCTGTAACAGTTAAAGAAATTGACCTAACGGGAACTGTCCCTAATGTTCAAACTTCAACTGGTGCAATAGTCGGGAATTTCGGATGGGGTCCAGTTGGCGAAGCAAAACTAGTCTCAGATGAGAATGGTCTTGTTACTGCATTTTCTGCACCCACCGACGATAATGCTGTAGATTTTCATTCTGCCGCATATTTCCTACGATATTCTAACTCACTGTTTGTTGTTCGTGAACAAGACTCAGATGCAAAGAATGCCGTAGCAAACCACAGTACATTAGGTACTCTCACAACTCAAGCACTAAACACCCTAGACGCATTTGAAAATGCAACGATTGATTCATCGGATGGTGTTTTCCTTGCGAAATATCCAGGAGTATTAGGAAACTCATTAAAAGTTTCTATGATTGGTACTCACTCAGACAGTAGTACAAAAGCATTTGATGCATGGGCATATAAGTCAAACTTTGACGCAAAACCTGCAACTTCATCTTTCGTATCCAACTTAGGTGGTAAGAACGACGAAGTTCATATTGCAGTCATTGACGAAGATGGTCTTATTTCAGGAACTGCTAACACAGTACTTGAAACATTCCCATTTGTATCAGTTGCAAAGAACGCAAAGAACTCAGAAGGTTCATCAATATACTTTAAAGATGTATTGAAGAATCAGTCTCAGTGGGTCTATGCAGGTGTTGGACATAGAATCGGTAGTGCATCTGTTGATTCATCAGACTTCATCGGTGCTCAATGGGGCAATAATGCCACAACAGGCGCAGAAGACTTTGCCGCATCATTCCCTGCAGAACTTGCACAATCTGATTGGTCACTTAAAGGTGGCGTAACATCTTCCTCATTAGGAACAGACGATGTTCTTCGTGGGTACGACAAGTTCGAAGATGTAGACAACATTGAAGTAGACTTCTTGATTGCTCCACAATCAGTATCAACAGCAGACGCAACAACAGTTGTGAATGACCTTGTCGCTTCCGCAGAAGCACGTAAAGATTGTGTTGCAGTAGCATCACCTTCACGTACTGCAGTTGTAACAACAGGTACAAATGCCGCAGTTCTCGCATGTAACAATACATACACCAAGTCAACTTACTTCGTACAAGACAATAACTTCTTAAAAGTATATGACAAGTATAACGATAAGTACATCAAGATACCCGCCGCATCATCAACG